GTGAATTCTTCAATTGTATCAGAAGAATCGTAGCTCAGATCGATAGAGCTAACTTCCGTTGGGAAGATGTCTTCAAAGACATATTCCTTCAGAACGGCATTTGATTCGCCACCGTTGTCCTGACTACTAGTAGTAGAACCTCTACCAAGTTGGAAAACGGTTGCGTTTGCCATGTAGGCACTTGGGTCAGTGGCACCAAGGTTGTTATCCAACTTAGCGATGCCTTCCATCCATTCTTCAAATGCGTTTCTAACTGCAAAGTTCTCGTCGTTGATGACGGTTACAGTCCAGGTATCAACAGTTCTGTCTCCAGCAACCTTGAAAATACGACCTCTAAATGGAACGTCGATGTTTGCGATTGTCGAAGCAGGCAACTGAGCTGCCTTACACATAAATCTAAAGTTATTGGGATCCCAGTCTGCGCTTGTCGCAGCCGCTGGGAACGTAGTCAGTTCTACCTCAAATAGATTGGGGCGTGCGCCGCCCCCTACGAGTGCTGACTTAAACTGAGAAATAGTCTTATTTTCTCTTGAAGTTGACATGGTTGCTATCCTCCTTTAGTTATTTAGCTCTAATATCAAACTCTGCCGACCACTTCTTCAAAGTCAACGCCAGTTCGCGTTGCTACGAAGGTAAGTGTGACATAGTTAATGGACTTAGCAGGCTTCAGGAAGATGTCTGCTCTGAACTCATTGTTATCAATGACATCGGGAGTGTTGTTTGTCGAGTCGCAAACAACCAGGAATCCGAAGAGTCCTCTCTTCGCTTGAACATCACGGAGATATGGTTCAACGATGTTTCTAAAGTTTGCTCTGGTCAATTCGTCGTTGAGTTCAAAGAGTTGTGCCTCTGCTGCCTTCTGCAGTGCTTGCTCGACTGTCAGGAACAGACGGCGAACATTGATTCTGTCGAAAGCGGAAGCATAACCCAGAGCGGTCTTATCACCAAAGAGAAGAGTTCCTAATCCAGGTTGAGTAATAACAGAGTTAATTCTCTGTGGATAAAGTTTGTCTCTTTGTGCCTTATTGGGGTTGTAGGCAAGTTTGACAGCGTTGTTGATAATACCACGCTGTTGACCTGCGGGAGAGAACCAAGGATAAGCAACGATTGAAGTTCTAACCATCAGTCCAGCAATATCACCATTACATGGGACATAACGGAACTTGTTGTTGAATCTGTCATACATGTACTTGTAACCAGAATCAAACACTGCGTAAGAAGAAGACTGCAGTGAACTAAAGAAGTTGATCAGATTGTTAGTCTGTGTGTCATCATTGGTTACATTAACCAAATTTGCTCTGTGTGCTCCAACTGTAGCAACACAATCTTTTCTGCTATTTGCGATAGAGATCAGTTTGTTTGCTTTTGCTTGGGATTCAAACTCATTGTCAAATCCACCAGGACCCATGATCAAGTAATCGACTGCGATTTCCTCTCTGTTGGAGAAGAGATCGTATCCAGTCATCACACTTCCAAGAGAAGGACGCATTCCACCGCTAGAGGAATAGTTCTCACCACCAGTTAGACTGTAAGAAGTGTTACCAATGGATGCGAAAGTTATACCCTGAGCAGCTTGGTTCCAGAGACCGTCTCCAGTGGAGACTGGTACAAACGCAGTGGACTTAACACCAGAGTAAGTGGTGAATCCAGTTGCTCTAGGAGCAGTTCCGTGATAACTGTCGATTGCGTTAGAGGGGTTACCTCCAGCATAGATGTACTCAGAGAAGTCTGCGAGATAGGTCTCGTAGAAGATCTTCTGAGGTGCGTTGACATTAGAAATAGCATCAGATGCTTTAGAAAGACTAATGTGCTTCTCAAGGATGTTTCCTCTAATACCAGTGATTGTTCCGGTATCATCAACAACTACGACGTGAGCAGCGTCGTTATAACCCTGTCTATCAGTAACGTATACGTTTGCTGTGGGTTTAGGTGCGAGTTCTTTCCAGAAGATGGTTGCGTTGTCCAAACCTAAGGTTTGTTGATCATACCAGTCAATCGCACTAGTTGGAGTAACCGCAGCTGATGCAGATCTACCAGTATTAACACCAGCACTGTTTACATATCTCAGTGATGATGTTGTCTTAATAGATCCGAAGGTTGTTCCTTCAGTGTAATTAATTCTTGTCTCAGTTGCTCCACCACCGACTGTTTCCACACGAGAAACCAGTTTAACGTCGATTGTGCTGTTTCCGGCATCGGCGTCAGTCTTAATACCGGTGATGATACCTTTCAGGTATCCGTTGAACGCTGAAGTTGTTCCAAGACCAGCGATAACCACTCCAGAGAGAGCAGCAGTAACACCGCCACCAACTACAGCACCCTGAGCAGAAGGGTTAGTAGTTCCGATACCGATGATTTGGTCTGCCATGTCGTCGATCCAGCAAACTTTCATTGAGTTTGCCCAACGACCTGGGTTCTTAGCAGCGTAAGTGAAGTTTGTTGCTTCAGTGTAGTTATTAATATAGTCGTCGTAGTTCTTGATCTTCAGAGAACTGGAGTTTGCTTGACCTACACCAGCATTTGCGTTTACCAGTGAATCGCCATCAACTCTGACAACCTTAAGAATACCACCGTATGACAGGTAAGAAGATGCGGTCATCCAGTACTCATACTGGGCATCTGTTGAGAGAGGCTTACCGAAGTACTCGATAAGTTCTTGCTCAGTTGTAACGTCGATGGGATCTTCGACGGGTCCAATTTCAAAAGGTCCTGCGAGAGCACCAATATTATCTAAAACATTCTCAGCTCTTCCTACTGTTAAATCAACCTCCCTGACTAGTACGCCAGGAGATAATTGAGGAGTTGCCATGTTTTTCTCCGTAGTCTCAGTTTATCTGAAATTATTTAGAATTATGAGCACTTTCAGTGGGGAAACATGGCGTGAACTACCAATCTGGATAGTCCCAATCCAGAAATGGTGTTTGTTTCTTTCTAGTATCTATAATTCTTTTGATCGTACAGTCTTTGCATTCGTATGAATATGATGACGCAACTGCTCCTCTATTCTTTCTAGTTCTATAAAAACCATCAATCAAGTTTTTAGTTTCACCACATATTCTACACCTCCTATCTTGTAAGAGGAGATGTCCAAGTTTGATCTGTCCATCAAAATCCATTATGAAAGATAATCCCACATAAACGCTCTATCTCCATACTCATCAGTAAACCATCTGTCACCATCCTTATCAACAAAGGTCTCATCATCAAGACCATTGTTCATAAAACCGAATGGTGCCATATCCTGTTCAATTTGATTTTTCTGTTCCTCATATAATCTTTTACGAACATCCTGATCAGTCAGTTCTTTGAAGTAGTCCATCTGGACCAACCAAGCATAAATGACGAGACACATTGCCAAGTCATCGTTACATCCTTCTTCTGCCTCAAATGAATTACTTTTAGAGATGAATGTAGTTAGTTCTGAGATAATCTCATAATCATTGAATAATAGTTTGTCACTCTCAATCATTGCTTTGAGATTGAGTGATCCTACCTTTTTGACAGTCTTACTCATCTTGACACCAAGTTGTGTCTTCTTACCAGAGAATCCCTGTCCAACAATCTGACCTGCTCTACCTCTCATAGAACACATCAGTAAGTTTTGATATTCTAGATCATACTGGATAATACTTGCTACTTGATCTCCAATATCATTTACCTCGCATAGGATAAATGCGTTATTATAATTCTTTGCTACATCATAGATGATGTTGGGGAACAACATCGGTTTAATATCATTGTTCCTGTACTTGGCAACAACTTTATGTGGGAACTCTGTGATGTCAATGACAACAAAAGCAGAGTAATCCTCACCCACTCCTCTTGCCACGTCAACGGTCATCACATAGTCGTGTCCTTTTATTTTTGGTTGATATACGTCTAACCCAGCATTTTGTGTAATTGGTGTTTCATATACCAGTGATTTTAATTTACTCGGAGCGATCAGAGTATCGACAGATCCAAGAAACTCACACTCAAACTCAATCTTGAACTGCTGCTCTGAAGTGTTTGCAATTGTCTGTTCTTTCCAGAGATCATCTCTACCAGGAACCTCTGACCAATGAACGTCGGTTGGTACATATTCATTTTTACTTTTCTCCGCATCATGCCACATGCGGTAGAAATGATTCATTCCGTGTGGCGTCGAGACAATAATAACTTTAGT